TTTTGATTCAGATATTCCACGATTTACTAACTTTTTTTTTAACCATGGACCTGGAACTAATATTAATTTGAATTTATCTAAATGTTTACATTTTCTCATTTCACGATAATTTTTATCAGCACAACCATGTGACATGAATATATCTGCTTTTTTTCTAACATAAAACGTAATAGATAATTTATTAAATTTTGAATTATTCATAATATATCTAAGAGTCGTATTTGCCAATACATTTGAAACACACTTATAACTATACATATTTGTGTTAACTATAATCATCTATAAAAATAATAAATATTTTATTTACTATTTTAATAAAAAAATTTACTTTTTTTAATTATAAATAATATTACTAATATTACAATTACCATATATATATATGAGTATCCACAACTTTTCTTGTTATTAAAATATTCAATATTATATAAATTTAATGGATCATTATAATCTCTCATTGACTCAATTATGAAATATTTATTTATCTCGTTATATACAGCTTTTCCACTAACACCATTAAATTTACTTGGCATATATTCTTCCATAAATTCCTTAACATCACGCTCTATTACCAATTTTCTTTTTAATAATTTAATAAATTCATTAATATTAGACGCATGATAACCTATGTTATTTGAATAAATATATTCTTCAGCAGAATCCGGTATATTTCTAATTATATTATCCTTAACAATCCAATCAGGAAAAATAACCGGCTTACCTAACGCCCATGCCTCATATACAGTTGATCCCGCATCAGCTATTACATAATCACATGCAACTAATTTATCTAAGGTAGGCTCTTTTGTTTTTCTATTCTTTGGATGGGTAGATATTACTATTTTTATTCCCTTTAAATTTGCATTTATATATTTTACATATTTGAATAATCCTGGATAAGAAGATATTGATGTTTTATGACCCTTGAATATACCCCAGTTATGTGTTGGAACCCACAAAACTGTTTTATATTGTGGATTAGGTATCCAACTTTTTAATTCACGAAATAATGGATCCAATTTTGGCCATCCCACACATGCTATTTTGGATTCCTCTATTCCTATATTTATTAATTTATTTTTTAACCATGGACCTGGAACTAATATTAACTTAAAATTATGTAAATACTTACTATTATCAATCTCACGATAATTTTTATCAGCGCAACCATGTGACATAAATATATCTGCATTCCTTCTAACATAAAATGTTATAGACAAATTATCAAACTTTGAATCGTTTTTAATATATTTTAATGTTGTATCTTCTAAAACATTTGATATATTTTTATAATGAATTGTAATACCTCTATTAATTTTCATATAATGTATACTCACATTATTTTATTAAAAAAAATATATTTTTATTATATTATCCCAATTAAACCTATTGTATACTAAGTAAACTTAAATTACTATTAAGTTCATTGTTTCTAATGAGTCATCTAATTTCACTGTTATATTTTTTGATAATGTATATGGACTCCATTTCTTATGTTTTGTTATATGAAAATGCCATGATTCTATTGATTTTTTACTTATTTTCTTTTTTCCTATTGAATGCATAAATTTCTCAAACATTAACTCATAAAATAATACCGGATAATCCCTGATAAATGCTAAACTATATGAACTACCCTCATTTTGAATTATATTTGATATGTATGGGTCAACTAATGATTTGTATACTAAATCACCCAACTCCAAACTCCTCTCAGATAACCTGATAAAACTACGTTCATAACTTGGAAATTGATGCTTAATTGCAGGAAATATTTTTTCCCTAATATGACCCCTATTTGACCACTCTGGTGTTGTATTCTTAAAGAATGGTATCAAATTATTAACAGCTATCTCATAAATTGATGACTTATCTATCTCCAAAAATGGACGTGCTATCACTATCCCGTTTATTTCTGATACATATTTCATTTTTCCCAAATCTAATATATGCATACCATTTATTAAATTTGTAAATACATTCTCTATTATATCACCACGGTGATGACCCATGAATATACAATCTCCATTATACTCTGAAATAGCACGACGATACAAATTAAATCTAATTTCTTTTCCTTTTAACTCAAAATTCATACGATCCTTTGAACGACTCATACCTGTTACATTTTCATATATATAGGGGATACCAGACAATTCCAAATATTTCAATATAAATTCGGACTCTCGCGAAGTCTCTTCCCTTTGATTCCAATTTATATGAACCGCCATAAAACTAAAATCTGTATTATATTGCTGATACAGTTTACACAAATATAAAAATACCATACTATCAACACCTCCACTTAAACTAATCACTAATGTCTTCTTATTTTTATCTAAATTGCGATACTTTATAAACTTGATAAAACATTTCCATGCATCTGTAGATAATACCATATCACTTGAATCACTATATTTATATTCTACTTTATCACATAAAATATCCCTGTAATCATCAATCCATTTTAACCATGACAAATTGATGTCAAATGGATCTTCTGTTATAGTCTGTTTTTCACAAGCTCTTAAAAACTTATCATAGTATAAATTCTTATTATCTTTATTTAACGTTGTAATTAATGTTTTACTGTAATTACAATACATAAGATTACATGTATGACGCAATGGCATCAAGAAGAATACTAAATAATGTGGTTCTATTGGCAATAGATTGTTCTGAATACCATACATACATAATTCAACTGCAATACTCAAATATTCTGGTTTAAGTTGATTTACATGCCTATAATATTGATCATATAATAAGATTCCTGATAATAATTGCCGTGAATTCTGTTTCCAAAACGAAATATCTGTAATCTCGTATTTTTCCTCAACCTGTTTTATTTTTTCTACAATATAAGCATGCTTACTCTCTAATTTACCTTTAAACCACCATGATTGAAATTTATCTCCGTCAACAAACCAATCATCAATAATTTCTGTCATTTTTAATTTAATCCTTATTAATCTAAATTAACTAAATTTTTTTCAATTTTAATAATATACAAATATGAATATAAAAGATATATCAGTTATCACGTTAATAATGCTTATTATTGATTATATTTATCTTAAATTTATAGCAGGGAAACCATTCCTAAAAATGGTTAAGAAAATCCAAAAAAAAGAACCTAAAGTTCATTACATGAGTGCATTATTCGTTTATTTGTTACTTGTTATTGCAATGTATAACTATGTTATTTATAATCCAAGCTACTATAATGCATTTATGTTAGGATCAATTATATATGGCGTCTTTGATTTTACTAATCTTGCATTATTCAAGAATTATGATCTAATGATTGGTGTTCAAGATACAATTTGGGGTGGTTTACTATTCACATCATCCAAATACATGTTTGAACTATCTAAAAATTACGTCTAAATTTAACCCAAAATATTATAAATAATATATTACTATATGTTATGATGATAGCTAAACTATTAATACTACTAATATTATTAGTATTAATAGTATTACCACATTGTAAATACAAAGAAAATTTAAATAAAAAAAAAATAAATAAAATTCTAAGATATAAAAAAAATAACTATACCTATTCATTTTTAGGAAAAATAGATAATACTACAGAAAATACTAAATTTATACTAATTGTACCTTTCTTTAATCCAGGAATTAAATTATTAAAAAAATGTATTTATTCCATAAAAAAACAAAAATACAAGAATTATGACGTATGCTTTATCAATGATAACAGTACAAAAGAATCAAATGAAATTGATTCACTTATAAATATTTATACCAATAAATATAATTGGAAATATATCAAAAATAAAAATAATTATGGACCGATGTATTCAAGATTAGCTGGTATTGATGCTATAAATCCATCTCCTGAAGATGTTATTGTTACGTTAGATGGCGATGACTCTTTATCTAATAAGATTGTTCTAAATAAATTAAACCTAATTTATACAAATGAAAATGTACTTGTAACTTTTGGTAATTTCATTAGGACTACTACAAATGGTAAAATAACTGGTAAAAAAAGTGATCAATGTAATTTAAATTTCAATGATATTATTAATAATAATAAATTTAGAGAATATAAATTCTTTTCACATCTAAAAACTTTTAAATTTAAATTATTAAAACATATTGATAGAAATGTATTTAAAAGAGATGGTGAATATATCAGATCAGCAACTGATGTAGCAATCATGACACCCTTATTAGAACTATCTGGTAATAGAATTGCATGTGTTGATGATACCCTATATAAATATACAATTGATAACCCAATTAGTTTTATGAATAATAAAAAAACGCTAAATAAACAAAATAATAATGCAAGATATATACAATCATTAGCAAAATACTCATGTAAACCTGATATTTAATTAAATATACTATATATCTACTAATATTCTAATAATATTATTATTACCATGGTAATTATATTTTTTTAAAACAGTATAATGACATGTTCTTAATCCATCAAAAAATACATTCTTAATATTTTTTTTGTATTTTTTTATACATTTATTATAAAATAACCTATTATTTGATTGCATCTTCTTTTTTTGTATTTGATATTCCGGACATGAAGGTATATCAAATACATTATCATTTGGTCTTTTTAATCTATATTTTAAATTTATAGGAACTTTTGATAATTTTAATCTATGTTCTAAATCATCATCCTCTAATCCCCATCCCCAATAATTATTTGAAAAACCATTTATTCTTTTGAATATTTTAGAATTAATTGTAAATACACCCCCTCCTATATTTGTTTCACCATATAACTGTCTATATTCTTTCTTACATTCAATATTAAAAATATCTTTGGTCTTTGGATAAATATCTACATCTGACATTAAATAGTAATCAGAAAAATTATTTTTATTAGCTTCTAAAAATCCAATATTCAATAATTTACCACGATTAAATAATTTATTTTCATGTGTCTGTTCTATTACATATAATTTATATGTAATTTTCTTCATTTTAAGAACCTTATCTAAATGTTTTATGAATTCATTTAATTCCTTTTCTCTATCTCTTATTGCTACTACTATATTTATTTTACATTTTTTTTGAGTAAATAATTCTATTTTGAAATTATTAATTAAACAAATTGATAAAAAACACAACAAAATTATTATTAACGTTTTATAAAACATTTATATTATATACACATTTTTTTTGTAATCTAAAATAAGATAAATAATTACAAAAATACGTTATAAATATCAAATAAAAATTTATTCATATTATTTATTATATGGATAAAAAAAGAAAAAAAGAATTTAATATTGAATCTCACCAAAAACTTGAAGAACATTACAAACAAATTTTTATTAAACAAAAAAGAGAAAATGAACGAACTATTGAATTACAAAAAGAAAAAATAATTGAAGAAGCCAATTCCTGGAAATCTGAATTTATTAAAGAACACAATATTTTACTTAAACAAAACAAATTACTGGAATTTGAAAATAATAAACTTAAAAGACAACAACAACACCAAAAACAAAAGTATGAAAAAGCAATATCAGTTCAATATAAAATGCTTTGCCAATTAAATCCAAATAAAATACCTGATGACCTACAAAAAATGTTGGATAAAACTATATATTATATTGATTTGTGGACATTAGATTAATTTTAAAGTTTATATCCTCTTTTAAATTATTAGTTAATAAATTATATATTAATATACAATATTGTAAACTAATATTATGAGCTAAAGTGTGTTGTAATAATAACCAATCAACTGAATATTGTGAGACAGATGCTTTGTAGGATTTACCTTTTGTATTACGTGGTTTCTTCTTTGGCTTTTTCTTAGGAGGCATCTTTATATAACTATAAGTAAGTATTAAATTATATGTATATAAGTATTTGTAAGTAAACATATTAATTTTATATTAATAATCATCACTATTGTAAATAAATTGTTTTTCAATCTTTTTGGATGAATAACAATTATTAGAATAATGACCATATTTACCACATTTATAACATTTTGAGTTTGATAAACATGTATCTTTTTTTTTATATGCTGTATTACTAAACATTAATGATTTTTTTTTACAATATATATTTTCATGATATGTTGCACCTTTTTTAGAATTAAATTCTTTTCCACAATATGTACATCCCCACGTATCACTTAATTCATCATCACTTAATTCATCATCGCTTGATTCCTCGTCACTTAATTCATCATCGCTTGATTCCTCGTCACTTGACATAATCTTTTCACCATTATCGTAGGTTTTTGCATAACATTTTTCAGAATAATGCCCAATTCTATGACATCTAAAACACCTATCTTCCTCGTATAGTATTTCATACATTTTTTGTAGTTCGTCATCTGACTTATTAACATCTGGACATTTATTTGCAAAATGACCTGTTTTTCCACAATTATAACATTTATCAGTTGCACTATCTAATTCTTTTTTAATAGTATTAATATTTTCAACACTTAAGTTAATTTGACAAAATGATCCACCACGTACATTCTGAATACCATACTTTAGCATATATTGTTTAGTATATTTATCTTCGTCAAAATTGTCACAATCTGGAATAATTTTAATAACCTTTAGTGGTTTATATTTGGTTGTCCATGCAGATCCGGTTGAATTAAAATGTTGATTTAATCTAAATTGTGGATTTGTGGTTTTTCCAATATAATATTTATTGTTTGTTAATTTAAGTACATATATACATACTGGGTTAGTCATCTTATAAAATATGTCTATATTTCTTTATATATCTTGTATAATATTTCAATTTAAAAAAAAAAAATTTGAAATATTATTATTACAGCTATCTTAATTATTATTATTTACGTAAACAAAGACTAATATGACAACCGCTGGATCTAAAATTCCAACATTTACAATTGGTGGTACTGCTATTTTGGGAGATACTGCTACTGCTGCTGCGCCTGCGCCTGTTGCTACTGCTGCTGCGCCTGCGCCTGCGCCTGCTGCTACTGCTGCTGCTGCTGCGCCTGCGCCTGTTGCTACTGCTGCTTCAACTATCCATGATTTTACAATTTATGCATTCAAGGATGGTTCACCTAATTCATGGACGCCAGTCGAGGGATCCGCAGCAGTTTCTGGAGGAAAGACCGATATTCCCAAGGATACATGGCCGTGTCATATGTGTCGGTATTGTACTCCTCGTGATTGTAATTTCTTTCACATTCAAAACAACACACGTTTTAATCTGATTTGTAATGATTGTGTCAATGCTCTAAGTGAGATCATTATATCTTTCTACGGCAATGATGCTCACACTGCCATGACTACATTTAATTCTAAATCAAGGAGATATTAAAATAATCTAGTTTAATATAATCATATCATATTTAGTTGTTAGTAAAATATTTATTATTTTTTATAAAAAACTACGAATTATCAATAAAATTAGTATCCATCTTTTTAGTATGTTTGCGATGGTAATCACAAATACGAATATGTGAATTTATATATTATAAAAAAATCAATCAATTTCAAATAAACCATTTACAGCTCAATGATAACTGACTTATTTGAAATAAATGTAAAATTACATAATTTACTTCGTTTAGAACATTTCATTACAAAATTACAAATACTATCAAGCGGTACTCTATTGATTGGACTACTGTAATCAATATTAAATTTATATTGAGATGATGAGAACTTTTCAGTATTATCTAATATAAGAGGATAGCAAACACATTCAAATGTTATGTTACCTTGTTTTGTAATTACAACATTACACCCTGCATAAAACATTAAATTGCATTTACTAATAAATTTGTTATTAGAAATATAATTTTTTGATAAAATAGAACGAATCTTATTAATATCAATTACAATATCACCTACATTACACGTTACCGGTACTGTATCTTTTTTATATTTCTTTTTACTGTTAGATGAAAAATCCCCCTCTTTACTACGTGAAGCGGGTTCTGCTACATATTGAGTTGGAGGTTTATGTTTACGTTTTCTTTGACTTCTAACTGAATATAGCGGAAATGAATCAATATCATCAAACTCCATCAAATCATCATTTTTTTCTATTCTGGTACCGAGTACATGACTATCACGACCACCATCATCAAACATAATATCATACGTTCCATCATGATTATTCCTATAAATAATTCCTGGATATTTTGAACTGCTATCTTCGTGTGGAGCGATTACATGAGTACCAACACTAAATGTAGTTCTTTTTGAATATATTTCTTCATCCTCTGTATCATCTTCAACATCTTCCTCAGTATCCACTTTGTCTTCTACTGTTTCTTCATCCTCTTCTACTGTTTCTTCATCCTCTTCTACTGTTTCTTCATCCTCTTCTACTGTTTCTTCATCCTCTTCTACAGTTTCCTCATCCTCATCCTCTTCTACTGTTTCCTCTACATTATTAATAATTTCATCTTGATGTTCTTTATAATATACTTCATCTTCTTCCGTTTCATCATCAGATTCATTAATTACATCTGAAGTATTAATTAATTCTTTAAATATAGCATATGGACTTGTACGATGCTTTTCACTATCAATACTTGAAAACAAACCATTTTCATAAAGATGAATTTTATAAACTCTCTCATTATTATACATCTCTACCAAGATTAATTTATATTTATTTAGAATCAATGTAGAATAAACTAACTTCCAATTAATGTTGCAATGTCTTTTTGATTTTGTCTCATAATTTTCACAAAAATGAAGTAATCTATCCAAATAATAATAAATATCATTATTACGTGGATTTTTGTATGATAAAAACTTCTCACTAATATATTTTTCCCGAATATCTAACTTTATATATTTACTATTAATTAATAGACTATAATGTTTAGAAGTTACTGCCGAACTACTTGCATAACTACTTGCATAACTACTTGCCGTACTAATTGCCGTACTACTTGCCGAACTAATTGCCGAACTAATTGCCGTACTACTTGCCGAACTAATTGCCGTACTACTTGCCGAACTAATTGCCGTACTAATTGCCGTACTACTTGCTGAACTACTTGCTGAACTACTTGCTGAACTACTTGTCATAATTGTATTTCCAAATGTTAAAATATAATTATTATCACATAGTATATTAGTAACCCACTGCTTAATTCTAATTGGATCTCTGTTTAAACATTGTGCAACCAAATCAATAAACTGAATGCAGTACCTAGTTCTATTTTGTCTGTCCCATGTCTGTTCATCACAACTTTTTTGAATATATGAAGTTTCATTTAATTTATTATTGATTTCATTATATGATTGGTTTTCAAAAAGTATACAATATACACAAATGATTGAAGGTGACCTTGTACGAATATGACGACATGTAATACATAAATTGGATTTATCTTTTGATGTTTGATGTACTTTATAAATCATATATGCAACTTCAATTAAATTATATATAATTTTCTTAGATTTTTTGTCAATTAAATAACATGTATCAATCATTTCTATTTTTGATAAACTAATTAAGCTTACAAGAGACGCGTTTGGATGTACTCCATAGAATTGTGAAAACGGAGATAACATTTTCTGCAAAACAAATAGATTATTTGGATCATACTCTTCATCAATCATACAAACCCTATATATTCTACTAAATTTATTCAAAATAGTTTGTTTAATCAATGATGAATTTGAATGAGATCTGCCGTATATACCATAAATAGTTAGACCACCTA